ACGTTGAAAAGAACCGCCAGTTTAATCGTGTACAAATGTGCACATGAGTGTGATTCTTGTTTCCACACCGGGAGAAAGTCTCCGATAGGCAGGTCTTCACTCTGCCAGAACACGGTTTTTTTCAAGGCCATTCACTCTTCAGGGAGTTCAAGGATGTGATTGACGAGGGGGTCAGGACGCGCTAGACGTAGAGTGATGGGGGTTGCAGCGTCTACCTTCTTGCAAGTCATGAGGCGTGAATAATTGGCCATGACTGCATTGACCCTCTTTGTGTCACTGGCGGATGGGTCCCTGCCGGACCAGCGGCCCCGATACAGCGCCTGCATTAACCTGATAAGAGACTGGGTCACACCTACACGTTCTCCTTGATCAACCACCTTGGTGAACTTGCCATGCCCAAATCCCCACCTCATGTACGTGAAGTTACCCCTCTGGTGCCCCTCGAAGTAAACTCTAGTGGGGTTTTGATACAGCCGTACCGGAACAGAATACCATTTTTCGTCCCTTGTAACCAAGCTTGTGCCAAACCAGAGCCCGTATATGACCGCTACTGAGCGTTGCAACTGAGTAGATGATGGTATCAACAGATGCCCTTCCACCCGAGTCTCAATATCTACTGTATCTCTTGTTAAGAGGAAACTGAGGAGCCTGAGCATTGCCTCAGGATGAACTAAGTCCCAGGCAAGATCTAGGACTTGGTTGGACATCTCAAGTGCCAAACCGGATTTTACACCCAGGGAGATGAAGAATTCCATTATTGTTATACTGTCGGAAAACGGGGCCCGAGATTCCATGCCTGCTGTCATTAGCTCGAAGGACATCATTGTGGCACGTCGGAATTCCTGTTCGTATGTCCGACTGGCCTTCAGCGTCTTGTAAACCCTTAAAAGAGTTTGCTCGGTTACAAGACACTTGTGTGTTGTCTCTGTTTTCTTCAACTTCTGCCCGACCAGGTATGCCTCAGAAGTGTTAGAACCTTGGGTAAACGGGCAACAAACCCACACGTGTTCGAACAGTGCCCCCATGCGGTGAATGATGGACTCCGGGTTTAAGATGTGATACCAAAAGGTCTTAAAAATAGCGGTGCCCCGACCAGGTCTCAATAATCTTTCACACCCATAAAGGAATCCTGACTCGATTTGCCGGACAGATGTGGGACTCCAAGCGTCTGCGTCACAACAAACTACCCCGATTCGTAGTTTGGACCTTTTCACCTGGGTGATGATGTTTTCCCAGGTGGTTTGATCTCTCAGGTCTGAGGGCTCTTGATAACAAGTATCATAATTGATGCACCTTGCGACAACGTCCTGACCTGAGGCTGAATAAGCCCCTGGACCGGGAGGAGCCATCCCTTTCAAGCTATCCCCCTCTAATGACAGCAATGAGTTGAAAATCACTCGCCGATGTGGGAACATCCTGAGATAACATGCCCCCATCCCACCTGATCCATCTCCACAGAAAATGCCGTCACCAGATAAGGTGATATGGCAGAGGAGGTCTCTGAACTTGTAATGTGCTCCTGTGCTCAGTTGGACGAGTCTGGCCCCCGCTGCCATCGGGTTCCTGATGCGTTCTGTAGGCAAAGTCTCGGCAAAGGAGTACCCGGCCCAGTCGTTGTCTCTCGGGATGTACTCTACCGGCACCACATCAGTGGAGATTCCACATTCGCGCAATGGGAGAACTAATGGCGTGTGCTCGGGCCCGCTTACGGCAATCTCTATGTCTGCAGCTGCTCGACGAGCTTCTGATCCCACAAGAGAGATTGATGGGAGGTTTTTACCGCGAACTTCTTGTTGAAGTTTTCTGTTGTCAGAATCGGTGATCTTCTCATGCTTTTGGGCCATCAACATTTGCACAAGAACTCTAGCATAGGATATGTCATGCAGATCCTTGGTTCCGAGCCTAACTTTCAAAAAGACTCCGAGAGTCTTCTCTGCGACCCGGAACATGTTGATTACGTAGTCTGAATCCATCTCTGCGAACACAACCACTGAGTGGGGAACCCCGACAGTTTCATCACGAAAGTCCTCTTGAATTCTGGAGATGAGCCATTGCCTTAAGGTACTGACGAGTTCATCTCGCCGGGCCGGGTACGACTTGATTACTGATGCACCATAATGCGCAGAAAATTGGGCGAAGCGTTTGTTCCACAACAGTTCAGGAAGTTTAGATTTCTCGAGGGCTTCATTGATTGAATTCCAGTATGCTCCCTGGAACCTCAGCGCTGCTTTGGTGTCCAAGGACCCATACCTTGCAAAAAGCGGGGGGAATACAGAACCCAGCATCAGGCCCCTGTGGAGTCCATGCATGTAGTCCCATACACAAACCCTGCTTGTTATGGAAATCGGAAATAGAACATCCTTGAGTTCGTCAGTACTCCCATCAAACACACTTAAAGCCCAAAGGAACCCTTGAGCTCTTCCGAGATGCCAGGATTTGTCAGTGTCTGGTACATCACTCCAGACAACAGGCAAGGGATCTGTGTGTCGTGTGCTAGTCTTGACAACTAGTTCCACACTCAACATCCTCTTTACTGACTCGGAAACATCAGGGAACTTGTACTCCGTGGGCACGGTGAGCTTCTCCTCACTAATCACTCTAAGGCACTTGGGGTCTTTAATGTGGAAGTGAGTTGTGTCCCTCATTAAGTACTTGTTTCCCTTGAGGGTCGCCAGAACTCCGGCCCAACAAATCACACTCTGGTACATGAAATCATGGTTATCCTTGTTTAGGTCACCCAATGAGTCGGTTGTTACAGCGACGTACATCAGTGGTGGATATCCACAGGAAGGGGTCCCTTCGTTGGACACCCTGGCACTCCTCAATCGGTGACGCCCACATCCGGTCCTAAGAGCCTGATATGTTTCATCCTTGAGGTCTAAACCGGTCATGCTTTTAATGTTGTTGTAAATGCTGGTTGCAAGTTTGTCATCCGGTTCCATCAACCAGTCAATCGTTCGCCGTAGTTGACAGGCCTGTCTTAGTAATGGTATCTCAATGTTCTTTTCCCAGGGTTGTAGCACACTTGTGTTCTCGGATGTTTTGGATCCCAAGTAGGGCATGAGAGGCCCCCTTACCCAGGTCCCGTAAAAGTCCATACCTGTCTTTTTGGCAACAACATGTGGGCCAGTGCAACCATCGCAGGCTTTTTCGACCAGCATCTCTCCTGGGTGGGGGATTGTGGATCCCTCCACCTTGCGGCCCCAAGAGGAACACCTTAAGTTGTCAGCATGACTAGCGGAACAATCCCAGATTTTGGGGTGAGTAGCACTGGTTTTGGGGGTAATCAACAGCCTAATGGAACTTTTCTCACTCTTTTTAATTACCTTCTCTACTTTCTCGGTGAAAGTTGTTGAAAATACAGACCTGATTGTTCTCGAGTTTTGAAAGGTGGAGATGATCCCCTCTGTCAATCGAAAGTAGGTTGCGGTGTAGAACTCGCTCAAAAATCGGGGAAAGGTCGGGGTTATTGTAAATAGCCAGTGCACAAATGTTGCTTTGTGAGCATCGTTGTACAATACAGACTCCCTCAATCGGCGGTTCTTTATGGTACCGTCATTGGCCTTTTGGCACAGTCCCTCATACACCTGCTCTTTTATAAGTGTGTCACTGGATAAGGTGCTAGGGATGTTGAGTGAGGTGGGATCCTCGAGTAATCGTGACCATGTCTCGGGCCCAACTTTACCTAGTTGGGGGTGCCCACACTCAAGGGCTATGTCCTGAACACAATCATCCGTTGTGTTGTAGTAAATCAATCTCCACCAACTAAGTGATTCACAGACGGGATCTGGAAACCGCCCGAGCAGAAATCGAAAAAGGTTCGAACCACAAACCCCGCCCACACTCGGATCTTTGTATAATGTTCTGATGCCAACCTCCTTCTTCGTTCGTGTTGGTAGTGATTCCCACTTGAAAGGGTCCACACCTATTAGGGGGTTAAATGTGGTGTTCAGTGCTACAACAAAACACCCGATTAGTCCGTAATGCCACATGGTCTGCACTGGGTCATCACTGTGGAGGCATACTGCCAGGGCGCTCGTGACTGTGCTCGACACCGCGGTGGCTAATGATGGCAACTGGTCATTGGTCACTGAGCTGACCCTGGCCCACCTTTTGGTCTCCAATGGTAACACCACTCCTCGGTATATTGGGACTTTCCCGTACACCAACAACTCAGCCGATGTGACGACCTCATCTTTATTGATAGTCAGTCCGAGGGCATGCGTTGATCGTCGGATCCTGTCCATCAGATTGGAGTTGTTGTCCCAGACGTTTTTTAGTTCAGTGACCAACCCTTCGTCATTCACCTTGTTCACGATCTTGTATTTTGGTATAATTATTTGGTTGTCTCCTTGGGCCAAAATCAGCGTCCCGGTGTTTCTCATCATGATTTCCCGCCGGAGGATGAGATAGTTGACAATGCTCCATCCTTTTTGTCTTAAGCCTTCGAATCCGCCCGCCTGCCCCTCCCAGCACACTGGCGTTTCTTCGTTGACATTTTCGAGTGAATTCTCGGTCACCCTCATTAGATCAGGTCTGTCACAATAGTATACCAGTGATGATTGAAAAAACTTGTGTGTCAATGAGAATATCTCTGGGAGGCCCAAAAACTTCCCCATAACTCGAAACACATGTTGGTTGGACTCGTATCGTTGATTGTTGTTCCACTTCTCATAATCAAGTGAATTGGCTATGTACACACGTGAGTAATCACATAGCCCCTGGCCTTCAGTTGCAGCGATCATCTTCTTAGTGACAGTGTTGAGGTCGTCAGCCATGGTGAGCCCTTTGAATAGTGGGACAAAGAGTTTTTTAATGAGGTACTCAGTGATAACAAAGTACAACCTCAGATTCCAACCCATGAGAGAGAAAAATCGACCTTCGTCCTTTAACTCCCTTTCTTTTGGTTTCAACCCGATTACAAGATCTTCGGGGCTGAGCCCGTGGTCATTGACATTCTGCAAGAAGGTTTTGACGGGGGGAACATCAGTCGTGATCAATGTTTCTATCACCCGAACTCCTGGTATTGGGATCCTTGGCTTAGTCGCAACATGGTCTAGGATCTTAGACCTTGGTAGAGAATGCGCCTTGTCACTGAACAGGTCCGCTGGATCAATCTCCTCCGGGACCTCAAAGCATGGTAACAAGTTTAACTTGTGCCAGTTGTCACCAAAGTCATTGATCACCTTGGATGTTGGCCAAACTCCTTCCTCGATACACCTTCTCAGAGGGGAATCCGGTGGAAGCCCATCTGCTGTGCAATACCATCGACGTTCTTTCTGGAAACGATCTTGAAGGACAAGAAATGCCATCTCGCTACCTAGTTGTTCAGCAAACTCTTCATCTATCTCTAACTCCTTAAACACTCTTTCTCGCAACTTTTTGAGCCCTTTTAAACTGTCTATGTAGGGGTGTCCCCAATGTCGGTATGCTCCGTACATCTGAGCAACAACCCAGGGATCTCTTTCACGTCGAACAACTGAACAGAAAGGGATGACTTCAATCCCGTAGCTCGCCCTCAATTCTTCCGCGGTACTATCTAAATGATCCGCCAGTCCAGTTGACTCAGGAATCAACGGCCTGTGCTCATGTCCCAACCTACTCCACTGATTAACGCACTCTGATTCCAGCAGCTTAATCGCTTTGTATGCCAAGTTCCCGTGATTCGCAAGAAGCTTATCACCCTCATTGTATAGGAGCCTCAACTTGTTCGCACAATAGTTCCCTGGCTTTTCGGGATCACGTCCTACCACAGAACACATGGCCATCAAACGGGCAAGGGAGATGTCCTTGAGCATAAGAACAAAATTCTTATCTACAAGGACGCCTGACTGAAGAAACACTACATGGTGTCTGGTACCGACCACTTGTGTCTGGCCATTTTTGTCCTTGATGGCATACTTAAATGTCGGCCCGGACAGGTCCAAATTGCATTCACGAAAGATGTGCCGTGCTAACTGGCTTGCAAACTTCGGTTTTCGTGCATTCATCATGCAGATGAGGTAGTGCAGGTTCAAGAACGTCTTGATCTCTTGTCTCGTCTTTTTGTCTACTTGCGCTTGGTGGCACAAGATATCTAAGACCAGACGATTCGGGTCGTGAATTACTTGGCCTAAGACGGATCGCTCCATGGCAAGTAGTACCTCGCGTGACCCTTCCCACAGCTCGGTGATTCTCGGACCTAAGTTGATCTTCACCCACCTCCTAGACGAGTATATCAGCTCTGGGAGTCGTCGGTGATGGTCGCCTGATGGGAGTAACTTTCTGGGGGAGACATTCTCTTCTGACATGAGACTTCGCAGAGCTCTAAGCTCATTGGCAAAGCTGCTGTTGCCTGAGGCATGCTGACCCACCACTAGGGCTGTTATCAAACTTTGTACTCGCCAATCCAACAAGGGGGAGTTCAAGTTGTAATCCGTACCTACAACTGTCCGTTGGCGTACAGGACGTGGTGTGTCTTCATCAGGTACCAAATCATATTCTTGGTGGGCTTCTCCGTCTGGGCACACAGGGAACTGAAGATCCATGATTGATCATGGTTGTTACTTTTTTTCAAGTTACCAGGAAACACTACCTGTAGCTGGGGTATAATGAACTATCTGTGGGTGCATCGGCTGAGGCCGTCTAAAGAGTCTACTCCAAGGAAGAACCTTTATTAGAAAACCAGTTGTGAAGATTGCGAGTATGATCCCGGTGATGCTGACAACCTTGCCCCACAAACTGTCCCACATCGTTGAGAACCAGGCCTTGAGTGTGGGTCGTTTTACTGTCACAGTGGTCTTCGTATGTGGGGTGATGTCAGTGGAGTTGGCCTGCCTGACCTGTGATGGATGTTCTGCGAGTTGGGCTTTGTAGTAAAATAGTGTCTCTGAGTAATGTTCTTTGTACAATTCCAGTTCTGGTACGATCACCGTTTTGTTGTGCATGATATGTATCCCGTTGAAGGCTGACCATACCCCGGGATGACCTGACTCAATCATAGGTAGATGGTAGCGTGATTTGTTGCGGCGGACTCCGAAGTTGATGCTGGGGGGCATTGTAATATTGAATATGGGAGCATATAGCGCTAGACTGTACTCGACCAAACCATTGTTCATACGGTATACTCTGTAGTATCCAGTGTGGCGGGGTTGGAAGTGACTGAGCATGTGGAAGGTTGGAGAAACACCTGATCTTATCTGTTGGAGGACATTTAAGCATTCTCTCCTTGCAATCAGCTCCTGGAGTTCTATATCTAACTTGGCTCCATTCCCTGCAGGTGTTGGTGTTGCTCGCCATGCCTCTTTGCATTCCGGGTATTTTTGTCGACCTAGGTAGGGATACCAAATCCCGCCAGGGGTTCGCAGCCCAGCTTGACCACAGTAATGCATGGAGCAACTACCACCCAGGGGGATTAATGGACCATCGTTCACCGATAACCACTCATGGGCTTTTTTCCTTGCCCTATTGTCATTATACAGCTTGATGTGGATGCCATTGGCCATCGGGCAATTTTCAGTTATGGTTGAGCTTGAGTGCCACAGTACATCCGGGTGGACGGTCATGCATGGAATCGTTTTGCAGTGAGTTCCCGGGAAGAGGCTGTCTACAAAGGTGTAACTGAATGGATCAACAAGTGTAGTGTGGGGAAGGAGCAGTGTCCCGGCTCTGTATGTGCTCGATATAGCCATCCATGTGCAGACCGGGTCCGGGTGTCTTGGATCCTCGTATGTCCCAAGCTGATAATGTGATACTGCCTGCCTGCATTCTTCCACGTCAGCGACGATAGACCATTCTTCATGCTTGATAGTCTGGTGACCCCAGAAGTTCGTGTCGCATGTGGTTTGGTAGGTTTTCCTGATACACAGCCACCCGGGGTGCTCCTTCCGGGCACCTCCCATTGTGGGGTACTCGACATATGACTCATTAATTGCTTTCAAGGGGGAGACCGGGTCAACACGTATGGACGGGCAGGTAAAGTCTGTCTTGGTTGCCAGTCTCCATGGGGATATGGGGGATGGAACCCAATACTCTCCTAGTTCCGGCTCCCATCCAAAAGCGACTGCAATCATTAACAGGACGAACGCGTAACGAAGCATCTTCGTTTTATTCAAACAACTATTAGAGTTGTTACTTTTTTTCAAGGCAGTTGGGCAGTTTGACTGGAGCAACATTTTAGATGTTAATAACCAATTGGCCATCCTCCTCTTCTGCGTTGATCCACATCGCCTGCAGGTAGGAGACGATTTCGGGGGAAGCCGCTCTCAAGCGGTATGGAATGAGGGTGGGCTCCATCCGACCAGAGAACGTCCACACAGTCGAGACCCCGTCGAAGTCTATCTTCATGGTCTGGTTCCAACTGCGTTTCCTCCCGATGGAAATCATCTTGTCTGTCTTCACTTTTAGCCCTATCCCCTGATGGACAAGGCCGGAGTAGTATCTTCTGGTGCCTGCCTCTGATAACAACTCCAAATTGCATGCACCAACTAACGCGAAGGTCATCCAAATATGGCGCATATCGTACTCGCCCGTATAATGTAAAGGCCAATTTCGTAATGCGGCCACGGGGGATGTGTGTTCATGGGGTCTCCCGTCGGCTGTCAACGATATCTTGAGATATAATTCCACATAGAGTTCTTGGCAAGGAGGGGGGGGCGGAGGAGGGGGAGTGTCCTGGGTGATGGATGCTAGCAGAGAGGTGGCTCTTTGCCAGTCGGTGTCGGGGACAGAGGGAGGGATGGCCACATCCCGATCTGGAGTGGAGCGAAGCTTGCTTAGTGCCTTCCTTAGCATCTTATTAAATTTGTTGATTTTTTTCAAGGGATTGCGGTTCCTCATTGCTGTTGTGGGGTCCCAGATTTGATGGTCTCGACATAGATCAGTCGGGTCACATCCAGGACAGGTCGTTGGTGCGATTCCCTGTGATGTTCCAACCACTGGTCGGGCGGGGTGACGGTGGTGCACCCATTATCCTGACATACAATTGCTGGATCTACCTTGATCGTCCTTTTGAGTGGTGTTTTATACCACAGTTTGAATCCAAAATCGAGACGAGGGACCTTGATGGGTTGTCTGGGGGCAGCACCAGCGGGGGGTTGTTTTGGATGGACACAAGGCTCCTCTCCTGACACTGACCCCTCAGGACTATGGGTCTCCGGAGTTTCAGGTGGGGAAGTGCGGACAGATCCATACACAGTAACCCCTTTCGAGGAGTAGACGGCATGGCGGATGAACCCATGATCTTTTAAGAAAGATATAAACCGCCGGAGTTCCCTTGTGGTTATGGGGGAAGGATTGGCCCTAAATCGATACTCCGCGCATTTATGGGTCCCATTCCCACTATTTAGGTATCCCGAGAGGTCAAAGCCACCCATCTTCCCAACCAGCTCATCCATTTGATCATGATAGCTGGCCATTAGGGCCTCTTCTCGTTGACTAGATGAGTCCCCTGATGATGTTAGCCACTTCGGGTCTTCATCCTCATCCTCACTAGAGTCTGTTTCTCCCGGTAAGGGGCGGGCATCCCAGGTCTTGCTTTCGGGTCCTTCCACATGGGCCAGAGTTGGGTTCAATGAGGGGTCCTCATCTGTCCCAGCAGCTAATGTGGCTCGAAGGCCACCTGCCATCCGCTTGATCAACTCTGAGTTCAGAGGTGCTCTTTGCATTTTATTAGTTTTGTTGCTTTTTTTCAAGTGGTTTCTCATCATATAGTCCAATGCTCATTCGACATAAGGGGGGACACGCCCATATTGGTCATAAATGGTGTGCCCTACTGTGCCCACATCAGCTCCTTTGAAACACTGAGCCGCATGGTACAGCCCCATGGCATTCTTGCGGGACAGACCATGATGCACTGATAGCTCTGCTAGCGCCTCATCAATTCGTCGGTGGAGCGGAGTTAGTTCCTGTCTTGTCGGAAGAGCAAGCAAGCTCGCGACAAGACCCCGCTCTTGAGCCCCTTCATGTAGCTGGACCTCATCCTCATCATCATCTTTCAGGAGCTTGTCCCGAGCCTCTTTGTGTGCTTTCCACTTGTCCATGGCTGATGACTCGGCAAACCGCAGGTCCCCTGGCTCCAAGCGGCGGATTTTCTTGATGAGCAGGTAAGCGGTCTCGATCAATTCAGGTACATTCCGGATCCCAGCTGCGGTGTATGTGTAAGCAGCGTTCTTTGAACCTCCGAATGCTGCAAGACACCTAGTGTAGAATGTCAAGGAGGGGGCTGCAGCCAAGGAGTATGGACTGTGGTTGCTCAGGCCCATGACAAAATGATAAGGGAAGTACCCATATGGGTCATCATGCTCTTGCCCATCCTCGTAAACTCTAACCGCGTCATCAGCAGGAGACTGAGGGACAATCAGTGAGGCTAAGTCGTAAGCATCAAGCCCCAGTGTGATGCATGCATGTGTGAGGGCCGTTATCGCTGTGCACCCCCTGTACCTTAGGGTAAAGGTGGCTATGCGGACTGCCGAGCCGGGGGCTTGAGGAAACTTGACAAAAAACATGTCAATCACCGAAAGAATCCGCATAAACCCGCTTGTCAAGTTGGCCGTGCCAGCTATGGGTACCATTAAGCGGGCGTCTTCATCACTCATGTTGTAAGGCTCCCTACCCAGAACATTCTTAAATTTGTCTGTGAGGTCGGACGCTTTGACGGCAGGATTTTCCCGTGCTTGTACACGCCGGTAGATTGTCAAAAGAGCACAGAAGAAGGAAATTTCCTCAGCGGGGGTTGGTTTTGATGGACCTGGGACCGGAGGCTTGGCCTCTAACTCCTCAAGCGTCAACAGATCTGTGACACTGACTTGTCCGCCCACTGAGAGCTGTTGTTTGAAAGATACCCATTCCTCGTCCGATTCGACTCTAAACAGGTCTGGCCTTTCAGAAAGTGTTGCTACCAGGAATGACGTGACTAGAGCATCGTCCCATTTTTCCGCCTTGATCTGCGGGTACAATGCCCGATACAACTCAGTTGACGTGGCTCGGTAGATACGCACAATGGGCTTTTTGCCCTCATTCGTCTTGAACCACTCAGAAGGGTACACAACTGACACTTTAGTGTCAGGCAAGCCGGCGTTCACGGACTTTTTGTCACAATTGGGGAGATTGACATCGAGGCGTTTAGATGCCATATTGATTAGCTTTGTTACCTCTTTTCGAGGTTTAACGTGATATAACTGGCGGTTCTTTTCATCGT